GTTTAATCTTGCCCATAGAGTCTCACTAAGGGCAAGTGCCTTTACATACCTGCTAGGGATGCTTGACGTTGAAACTCTTTAGGGTTGCTCATGTATAAAGCGTTTCGCTCTGAGTAAGACATTTCTGTAAAACTCTTACCTGTAGGTGTAGCTTGTCCGCCTGCTTCAGGGTTCTGAGGCTTTGGAGTATTACTTCCTAAGTAGTTCTCTGCATATGTCTGAATGGCTGACTTCCATTCCATCTCGTAAGTATTGATTGCTTCTCGAGTTTCTGACTCAGAGTCACGAACAAAATAGTCTACTAGTCCAGTAGGTAATTTCTTCTCAGTTGCTAGAGATAACGCAGTAGATCGTTGCTGTGCTCGGACAGCTTGCTTCTCAGATTGCTGCCATTTGAGTTCTAACTCTTTAATGCGTTTCTGTTCAGGCGTTTCAGCAGGGTTTGCTGCAAGTACAGCATCATCCATTAATTTCTGTAAATGGTTTTGCTTCCAAACACCTAAGCTCTTACTAAAGAATGAGTCTAATTTAGGTTGTAAAAACTTCTTACCTTCATCAGTTTCTAAATGAGATTCCAAACGTTCTGCAGTAAACAGTGAAGGCGCCACTGCGTTTGCTGCTTCTGGATTACTTCCTAAAAACTCTTGTACTTGCTCAATAGTGATTTCGTTTGTCATTTCCGTTTTCCCCTTTCGAGTGCCGTAGCCCTCATAAGTTGATTTTTTTAGGTTGTGCTACTTAAAGTTTTACTCCGTTAATCTCTACAGGTACCGTCGTACATCTGCAATGAGGGTGTAACGGAATAGGTGGAACGTCATTCATATTGAATTTCTTACCGTGAAGAGCCGCACATCTTGCACAAGTTCTCTTCTCTAAAGTTGCTAACCACTCTACTTTAGTGACACCATAGTCCCTATAAGATTGGCTTGCAGCTTCATTGTAGACTCGTGAGGTTTCTGTACGAGCTATTCGTTTAGCGTAGTAAGCTTGGGAGTCCATTGCTTCCTGAATCTCTTTAGTATATTGAGTGATTCCCCACCCTTTGGAAATGCCTTCAACGATGATATCGTTCAGCTTCTCTCCCGTTTTAAGGATTGCTTTGTTGATTGAAGTCTCGAAAGCATAATCCTTGTAAGCAAACATTGTAGCAATGTCTATAGCTCCCACTGGGAGACCTACAAAGGTTTTTAAATCCTTTGGGGCTATCTTTTCCATGATTGCATCATGAGCAAGTTTAGACTCTGAGGATATTTTTTGAAGTTTGTCTTTCAACTCATCAGCTACTTCACCACCTAGTGATGTGATCCTCGCTTGAGTCTGATATATCAACTCTTGAAGTCTAGCTTGTTTGAATGCATCAGGGTCAGACCTATTAAGTACCCTAGATAAGTCTGCAAGGAGACTCCCGAGAATATCTTGATATCGTTTATCTAAAATGTGGAGATAGTCTTCGATATTGTCATGTAATTCTCGAGCTACCCTCTCAGTTTCATCTATAAGCCATTGTTGTTTCTTAGTTACCATGGTTATTCCTCCTTAGGAGGTTCGCTTGGAGGAGATGCTTTAGGGTCGGCATTCTGAGGAGGTGTCCCTTCTTTCGAAAGGAAAGGGTTACTCCCCATCTCAGCATTGACTTTGCTTTTCTGTTCCTCTTCAATACGTTTCTTTTCTTGCTCTTCGTTGTACTTGATAGGGAACTGAGCTCGAAGTGTTTCATTGGAGAATAAATTCGGAGGTATCTTTGCAGCTAACTCAGCAAGCTCGATAATGTTTGCTGGTATATTTCTGATGAAAGTAATATCTATGATGTCGTCTTCAGTGAATAACTCTTCAGACACAGATAGAAACTTGACTGTACCTAATATAAGTTCATGTCTCTTTTCCATAGACTTAGTGAACTTCCGTTCCTTTTGGGCTGTCTTGTCTTCGAGGTCTTTCATCTTCCACTTGATAGCCACCCCTGATAAGTTGGATGCAAATTGTTCATCATGTAAGTTAGGCACCTGCGAAAACTTATGGATATCTTGAGTCAATCTATCTTTGATGTTCTCTAGATGTCTATCGTTCGTTTGCTTTGTAAGGAAAGAAGCATCTCCTGAGCCTTCTACAAGCATGACTCTTTGTTTCTTCATCGCAGCAACATCTTCTGAGTCTGTACCTGCCATATCTCTCAATAGAAGGTAACTGTCTGCCCAGTATTCTACATCGTTCACTGTATCGGATACGACTTTGTTGTAGGCATCTATTAAGGGGATGACTGTCTCGAAGGAGGATTTTCTTTCTTCATTGTTTAGAAACTCGATAGCAGGGAGGGAAGGCATCTTGTGAGGGTCGGATTTCCCTATAGTGAATTCATTTGTATTACGATCCACTCGAATCTCAGTAACGTTGGTATCATCGTAGAGTTGAATGTCGAAGTGTTTAAGCTTTGTGACACTATCTTCAACTTCTTTCCATATCACAAAGGCTATAGGCTCCTCGTGCATATCTGGAGAGAAGAACATGACAGCATTCTCTGGAGATACATACTTGAAGCGATGGACTGTCTTGTCTTTATGTTTATCCACCCAGTGAATCTCGTAAGCATGACCAAACATATTAGACAGCTTGTCCAGTTCATAATTCACATCGTCTACTTGATTGTAACGGTTTATTTTGAGAAGTTCTTTTTCTGCTTTGGGGTTACTGCATTGTATCGTTGCAGGTTTACCTGTGAAGTAGCTTGAAGCAGTATCTACGATGATCTTTGGGAAGTTGTGGGCCACTCTATTGTTTGGCTTGTAAGGGTCTTCGAATCCTCTGATATTTATATCGTGGATTCCTTCATAGTAACGGCGTAAAAAGGCGTAGTCACCTTTAAGGATTGACTGTGAGCAGACAACTTCGATAATCTTTGGGATGTCCGTTACGCTTTTGAGGTATTGTTTCTTTCGAGGGTGTAACGTAGGCATTACTATATGGTTATAAATAGCTTCAGTGCTCAAATACTCGTCTCCTTTCTTCTATAATCCTAGAAGAGCTTTACTCATACTTCTAGCTCGGTTACGAGGCATTACTTCTTCAAGTGCATACCGTAAAGCATCTAAAATGTGGTTAAAATTGTCTATTGGTTCATTTGTATACTCATTTGTTGACTTATCTTTTTTGTATACATAGTTCTCAAGCTCAAGTTTTGTCTTCTCACATTTAGGATGAACAATAATCTTGAATTGCTTGATAAATTGAATTCCATGATTGATGGAATCTTTACCCTTGCGTGCGGGCTTTACACGATAGATACCTAGTCTTTTGAGTTCTTCAATCGACTTAGGTTCTGATGAATCAGCTATGATTCTTTGTTTTGTATATTGCTTGTAAGATAACATGTTGTAAATGTCTCTGTTCGTCATAGCTTTTTCGTAGTGTTCATCGTAAATATAAAGAATCTTATTCTTAATATCAGGAATTGCACAAACTAAAGTGGTAGGATCCTGACTGTAACCAAAGTCCATGCCGTGATATGACTTCAATCCCGATTTAAATAAATCCATAACATTAAAGTCAGATACTTCCCAGTTTTCGTATATTGTTTTACTCAATGTTGCGAACTCACCCAGTGCATAAATCTTATAGTAGGCGTTATTTGTTCTCATAAGATCATGGAGTGAATCAATATACGTTTGAGGTAAGAACTTATTGTCCTTATATGTGGTGTGGACAACTTTACAGCTCTTCGGTGGTTTTGTTTCGTGGAACATTTTATAAACCCAATTTGCTTTGGATGTCGGGTTATACATGAGGACTATCTGATTGTTTTTCTTCTTCGAACGAAGTCGGAGATTTAACTGCGAATAGTCATCGAGGGTTAATTCTGTGGCTTCTTCAATTAGAATGTCATCCAGACCTTGGATAGATTTAATCTTCTCTGGATCATCCATCCCTTTGAATATGATTTCAGAGCCGTTTGGAAGTTTGATACTGAAGTTTGATTCTGATATCTTGCAGTGTTCTAAGATACCGAATGTAGATAAAGCCTTCTTGAACTCAGCGAAGATAGATTCACGTATTGTATTTGTGACTTTACGAACAACTAGCATCTTCCGTTTGTTCTTCAAAAGCTTAATTACAGAGCGTTGCACTCCAAATACAGACTTTCCAGAACCAGCTCCGCCATAAAGAACTAATAATCGTTCTTTAATATTGAGATAAGGTAGGTAACATTCATTGAAGAATCGCTTCTTAATTGTAATGTTAATTTGAGGTTGTTCTTTCATTGAAGTCCTCCTTCCTCAGTAAGGCCCAGGAGTAAAGTTAGGAGGGATTCCATGATCACGATATTCAATTGAGGAGAGAAATCGGGGAACTCCTGAGCTTTACTCAGAAAAGAGGATTTGAGGATACTAGCTATCTAGCACCCTCATAAGTGATTATTCTTCTGTTTCTTGATCTTGGTCAAAATCTGTATCATCTGACATATCAATATCAACCACAATCGTTGTTTCTTGAGATTGTTGGATTTTATCAACGAATAACGCA